TGACGCAGAGGCATTCTGTAGGTCTAACATATTGAAATATGCCTCAAGGTATGATAGAAAGGGTACAGCACGTAAGGACATCATTAAGATTATCCACTATGCTGTACTTCTTCTACACTTTAATGACAAGACTGCTGCAGCAAATGCTCTCCAGTCTACGTCCACCGCTTTCTCCGTTGATTATGACAAGTAAATGACTATGATTACAAAATCTACAATTGAAGTACTTAAGAACTTTTGCACTATTAATAAGTCTCTTGTTATCAATCCTGGTAAGAGACTGAGTACTTTAAGTATTAATAAAAACATCCTAGCTTATGCTGATGTTGAAGAAACATTTGATTCTCAAATGTCCATATATGATCTTGGTGTATTCTTAGGTGGTCTGTCTCTATTTGAACAACCAACTATTGATACTTCAAGAGATAATTATGTAACAGTAAGTGATGTTAAAGGTAGATCAAAGACTAGATTCTTCTATGCTGATCCTGATATCATTACTCAACCACCTGCTAAAGAAATTGATCTTCCATCAACTGATGTACAATTTCATTTAGATTCTGGTACACTAGCACAACTACAACGTGCAGCAAGCATATATCAATTGCCAGATTTATGTCTTGTTGGTGCTCATGGCACTATGCAGTTGAGTGTAACTGATAAGAAGAATGATACTTCTAATAGTTATTCTGTTGATGTTGGTAATACACCTGATGACTTCTGTTATTGTTTCAAGGTAGAGAATCTAAGATTACTTCCTGGTGATTATAATGTTTCATTAAGTAAAAAGAATGTAGCTTTGTTTGAGGGGGATGGTATAAAATACTTTATTGCCCTAGAACCAAATGTTTAAACATGAGTGGAGACAACCATACATTAGATCAATCAATCAAATTTTATAGTTACGAAATAACAGAAACCAAAAAAGTCTTAATCGAATATCATTTAAAGTATGGACAAAAACCCAAAATTAAGATAGAATACGATTATAGTAAAAAGGTCTCATGAACATTTTCGTAACTGATCCAGATCCTGTTGCTTCTGCACAGGTTCTACCTGACAAACATGTTGTCAAGATGCCATTAGAAACATGTCAAATGCTTTCTATTGTAGCATCAGAGAAGTGGGGTCATGGTTTCGGTGTTCTACCTAAGGTAGATGGCGAACCATACAAAACAGAGAAAGGTGCATTTCGCAATCACCCTTGTACCATCTGGGCACAAACAAATTTCCGTTGGTTGATTGACCACGGACTTGCTTTATGTGCAGAGTATACACACAGATACAACAAGACACATAGTTGTCAGTATACTATCGAGTGTGCAGATATTATATTTCCAGACTGCGACCCACCAACAACATTCACACGTGCTATGCCTGATGAGTATAAACATGACACAAGCATTAGTACTTTTACTGCTTACAAAACTTACATTGCCAGCAAACCTTGGGTTGCATCTAATTATTTACGTGACCCATCCAGAAAACCAGATTGGTTATGATTGATGATGATGTGAAGATCGTTATCAACCTTAACAAGTTGGTAGAGGCAAGAGCAAAACTCCAAACTCAATATGGAGATTACTCTAGTAAGATATGTAAGGGTGAGTACCTTGATGGGAATGATATTAATTGTATAGCATCTAAACTAAGACTCACATTGACATGGGAAAGTTTGTATAGTATGATTGATGAAGCAGTTTTAGAATACGTGACCCATCCAACTAAATTATGAATGATTTTTTATGGGTAGAGAAGTATAGACCTCAGGTAGTTGAGGATTGTATACTTCCTACTGAAGTGAAGACCACCTTTAAGAACTTTATAGAGCAAGGGGAAATACCAAACCTCTTACTTTCTGGTACTGCTGGTGTTGGTAAAACTACTATTGCAAAAGCATTATGCAAGCAATTGGAGGCAGATTTTTATGTCATTAATGGGTCTGATGAAGGTCGATTCTTGGACACTGTACGCAATCAGGCAAAGAACTTTGCTAGTACTGTTTCTCTTACATCTGAATCTCGTCATAAAGTTCTTATTATTGATGAAGCAGACAATACGACACCCGACGTACAATTACTCTTACGAGCCTCGATTGAGGAGTTCCAGAAAAACTGCCGTTTCATATTCACGTGTAACTTTAAGAATAAAATAATTGAGCCTCTACATAGTAGAACTACTGTAATAGATTTTAATGTCCGTGGAAAATATAAAGCAGATCTTGCAGCAAAGTTCTTCGAGAGATGTAGAGACATCCTTACCAAAGAGGAAGTACGGTTCAATGACAAAGTGGTTGCCGAAGTCGTACAAAAATACTTCCCAGACTTCAGAAGAACTCTTAATGAACTCCAGAGATACAGCACTACAGGTGCTATCGACACTGGAATCCTTGCAACGTTAGGTGATGCTAATGTTGAGTCACTTGTTACATACTTGAAGGATAAGAAATTTAATGATGTTAAGAAGTGGGTGCAGCAAAATTTAGATAGTGATCCTGTTTCTATTATGAGAAAGATATATGATAATCTTTCTAAGACAATGACTGGTCCTAGTGTTGCTGCAGCAGTATTAATAATTGCAGAGTATCAATATAAGTCTGCATTTGTAGTTGACCAAGAGATTAATCTCTTAGCATGTTTAACACAAATAATGGTGGAGTGTGAATTCAAATGATGTGGTACATTATAGGGTGGACAATAGTTACCATGTGGTTACTATCTAAATTGGGGGTCTTTAAAAAATGAGTTATAAAAATTTTGCAAGCAAGAAAGAGTACGCTGCAGATTACTGGAAGAATAAGATGACTCCAGAACAAAAGCAAAAATATGCTGAGAAGAATAAACTATGGAGAGATCAGAACAAAGAATATTTAAAAGAGTACGATAGGAAAAGAGATGCTACACCAGAGAGGATAGCATATAAAAAAGAAATTTCCAATCGTAGGCACTATGAAAGAAGAGCAATGTGTGAAGCACGTTTAGGTAATGCATGTGCTAGGTGTGGAACAACTAAAGGTCCGTTTCAGTTTGATCATATAAAACCTGAAGAAAAATCATTTACTATTGCAGGAAAGTTAAGAATAAAGTTGCCTAAGTTATTGAAGGAGGTCGATAAGTGTCAGTTGCTATGTGGTAAATGTCATTTAGAGAAAACCTTCAATGAAGATCTTCATGTTATAATGGAGAAGAGAACCAAAACCAGAAAATCCAATGCAACAACTAACAAAGAAACAGAGACACCAAGTTAAATCTAGGTGGTATTATATCTTCTGGGGTGCTGCTACTTTATCAGTATTCGCTGGACAGATATATGTTGGATCTGGATATCGTCAGATGTCTAAGTCTTTTAATCGTATCATGGATGCGATTGTAGTTGAAATCGAATCTCCGTACAATCCTCGACTTTATTAATGAAATCATTGAAAACCCCACTTCGTTATCCAGGTGGTAAGTCTCGTGCCATCACAAAGATGTGTCAATTCTTACCAAACATGAGTAAGTATAAAGAATATAGAGAACCATTTTTAGGTGGTGGATCTGTTGCTTTATACATGACAAAAACTTATCCTCACTTAGAGGTATGGGTGAATGATCTTTACGAACCATTAGCAAACTTTTGGCAGCAATTACAGGATGAACCAGATGAAATTACGACCAGACTCAAAACTTTTAAAGGAACATATTCAACTCCAGAAAAAGCAAAAGAACTTTTTTTGGAAAGTAAAGAATTGGTTAGTGATACGGGAGCCAGTCTCGTTACCCGTGCTGTTAGTTTTTATATTGTTAATAAGTGTTCTTTCAGTGGTCTTACCGAATCGAGTTCCTTCTCCAAACAAGCCAGTGAGTCCAATTTCAGTTTACGAGGCATAGAAAAGTTACCAGCATATTCGGTGGTGATACAGAACTGGGTGATCACTAATCTTTCTTATGAAAGAATGATTACAGATGAGAAGAATGTCTTTACTTACTTTGATCCTCCTTATGAGATTGGAATTCCTATCTATGGTAAGAGGGGTGAGATGCATAAGTACTTTGATCATGATCAGTTTGCAAAAGATTGTGATGCACATACCAATCATCAGATGATATCATATAATAGTACTCAGGTAATAAAAGATAGATTTAAAGATTGGAATGCTGCAGAGTTTGATCATACTTATAGTATGCGTACTACAGGTGATTATATGAAGGAGCAAGCAAAACGTAAGGAACTTGTACTAACAAATTATTCAATATGATTAGTAAAGTAGAATTATTACATCACAGACTTCAAGCAGTTTTGAGAGAGCATACCTTTACTGAGGGTGATAATACTCTTAAATATCTTGGTGATGATGACGGAAGACACAAGTATCTTATAGGTACTCATGAAGTTTACGTTGACCAAATTACTGAATTTGAAACTGGAGAAGATGAATAAAGAACTCCTAAAGAATAACTATCTCATTCTTCCGAATTTTATTCCTGCTGAAGAGGCGAAACGTATTGCAGTTGAATTTGAAGAAGAAGATAAAATTTATATGTTTCCTGATGATGAACAGGTTCCAGGTTCACCATCTAGTTATAATTTAATAGGAGCACTAGAGATCTTATGTAATAAAACTTTTGCTGTATCTAAGGTAATAGGTGAGTATGTACTTCCTACCTATTGTTATGGTAGAATCTATAAGAAAGGTGCTACTTTAAAAAGGCATATGGACAGACCTGCATGTGAGATTTCATTAACATTGAATTTAGATCAAGATACTTCTTGGCCAATTTCAGTTGAAACATCTGAGTATGAATCTGTACCTGTTGATTTAAATCCAGGAGATGCTATGATGTATCTCGGAACTACTGCACTTCATTGGAGAGATGAGTTCCAAGGCGAAAGATATATTCAGTACTTCTTACATTACGTTCGTAGTAGAGGAGGATGTCAGTCAGAATATTTTGATAAGAATAAATTAATTAATAATGATCTAAGAACTACTGAATACCGACAAAAACTTATTGAAGAATACAATGCCTTACGATGATCGCTATCCTCTAAAAGACTATCTTAATAGTATTAATCAGAACAAAGAAAATCTGATGAATACTGATGATGTTGGTTGGGAAAAAAACTATCCACCCTACGTAGTTAATAAATGCTTATCTCAGCATATGGATACTATAATGTATGCTAATGAGATGAACAGACTTCCTAATATAGATAAGAGACTTCAGTATGATTTTTTTATAAATACGATCAGACCAAGGAAAAGATTTTCTCCTTGGGGTAAGAAGAAGAAGGTAGATGATCTAGATCTTGTTAAAGAATACTATAGTTATAGTAATGAAAAGGCAAAGCAAGCATTAAGAATCCTATCTCCTGATCAACTTGACTACATTAGACACAAACTGAATAGGGGTGGTAAGAAATGAACGAACTTAAAGAAGTTCAATGGACTAAGGATGATATGATTGAGGTGAATTTAAAAGAACCTGATGATTTCCTTAAAGTTCGTGAAACATTAACAAGAATTGGTGTAGCATCTCGTAAAGAAAAAAAACTTTATCAATCCTGTCACATTCTTCATAAGAAAGGACAATATTACATAGTACATTTTAAAGAACTCTTCGCTCTGGATGGTAAAAAGGCCAACCTATCAGAGAATGATGTACAAAGACGTAACAGAATTATTAAATTACTATCAGATTGGGGTCTTGTAGAGATCGTAAAAGAAAGTGGTATCAAGGATGCTGCTCCTTTAAGTCAGATTAAAGTAATTGCATATAAAGAAAAAGGTGACTGGACTCTTGAGTCCAAATATAATATAGGAAAGAAAAGGCAATCTCCAGAATGATATATAATATAGTTACATAGGTGATCCATGCCTGAAGTTGTACTTCCCGAAGAAGAAAATAAAGAGGAAGAAGTTAAAGAAGAAAAGAAAGGCTTCTTTGGTAAAGCAAAAGCCGCTTTACTACCAGATGCTGAAGAACAAGCAGCAATCATTAGTACAGCTGTACGCATTACAGTTCTTGCCTGGAGCGGTGGAATATTGACTTTAAATTATGTCGCCATACCAGGTGTACCACAACAGAAAATTGATCCAACTTTTATAGCTTCGGTTTTTACAGGAGTTTTAGCTAGCTTTGGA